CTTGGTCAATTGGGAGACAGCCCCATTGTCAGGCAGTTTATGACTTTCCCCCTTCGCACTTTGACTGCGTTCACACCTGGTGTGGGCCACGTAGGCAAGATGATTGGAGGAGGCAGGCGTGTAATTGCTGGTAAAGAGATCGACATGGGTCCGTTTACCAACCTCTTTGATTTCTCTAGAGGTATGGGCATTGCTGCTGCTATCTACTACACAGGTAAGAACTTCTTGGGTGTAGATGTAAGCCGTGGTCTGATTGCAAATGCCAGCACAGATATGTTCGGCGGCTCCGAGTTCCTGGAGGGAGGGGCCTATGATTGGTTCCCTGCACCGCCTGCTGTGGATATTCCTATCCAAGGATTGCGTAGTGTGTTGGCTGGAGACTACGACGTTTTACGTCGGACTCTTCCCCGCCTGGTCCCTAGTGGTGTGGGTCTGTCTAGGGCTTTAGGTGTTACAGCACCTGGACTTATCGGACAGGACAACTGGCTAGGTAGTCTTGTACAGAAGTTTACACAGAAGACCTACGCTGACTGGGATAACCCAACACCCGATGGTTTGGTACCCTTCTTCAAAGGAGACGGGACCTTTGTTGATTTCCGTAAACCAGTTGACTTGATTCTTCAGGGGCTGGGTGTGGACTTAGGCAGGTCCCAGATCAAAGGAGAGCTAGATGGGTATCTCGTCAATCAAAGGGAAGAGATCCTTTCGTACAGGAACCGGTTCTTGAACGCCATGTTCGCGAACAACGTGTCCTCTGCGATGAAGATCAAATCTGAATTTGAACGACGGTTCAAGATACCCCTCACGGTTACCAAGGAAAACCTGCGCTCACGGATGAGGAACAGGAACATCAGTAGGACGGAGAGGATTATGGATCGGCTACCTCCAGAGGCAAGGTCACAGTACATGCCCATGGTTGCAGCCAGGGGCAAGGATACAGGTATCGATCCATCAGCATTCAATCCAGAAACGCCTACCTCAACAACACGAAGCAAGGAGTTCGACCGGCCTATGACTTATGATCTTGACCCTGAAACTCTCAAGATTCTGAAACGAATGGTTGAGGATTCTAAGAGGCAGAGACCTATCAAGCAGAGATCATTCACAGAAGGTTATAGTGCGTTCGATTGGCGACAATGAAGCCCGCAAAGTTCGTAGCAGTATCTTGCATACACGTACCACACCATAGAGAAGAAGTACTTGACTGGCTTGTGTCCCGGTTAGAGGAGATCAAGCCCACCCATTTCATACTGTTGGGTGACCTCTTCGAGGCAGGCAGTGTTTCGATCCATCCTTCCGAATACTGGGAAACCTTGGAGCAAGAGTACGAGGCTGGTTCCCAGTTCCTAGAAACAGTACGCAAAAGCTTGCCCGAGGATTGCGAGCTTGTCTGGACTTTGGGTAATCACGATGACAATATCCAGACGCCTGACTCGCGTCGTACTAGTTGGTTGATTCGTTCCTTGATTCATTGGAACAAGAACCAGGAGTACGGCGAGGTCTTCCGTCGATGGAAGCAGATCCCATACGTGAAGGGTGCTCAGGGTGTATACCGTCTGGGTCCCTGTCGTTTCTACCATGGCTTCGATGCTGGCATGAACTCTGATGAGCTCGAGGCTCTGCAGATGGCGATGGCTTTGAAGGATCCGGGATGGGGGCTGTACGTACGGGGGCACACCCACCGTCCTACACCTGGTGTGATGCAGTGCAAGAGAACGGCCAAGGTTCTGCTACCCTACTGGTATGCGAACCCCGGTACCCTCGGCCCACTGAAACCCGGCTACATGACCCGGAAGGATTCCAACCTCTGGGGAGCTGGGCTAGTTAGTGGGGAATGTAATTTGAGTAGTCCTCGTAGGCCATCCCGAAAAGATTGGGATGCTACGGTAGAACATTTTGAGTAGAATTCAGGCATGAGCTTTTCCCAGACCGGTATCCCATTCAACGCTCGGTTCCTTCGTCTGCCTCCTAATTGGCCGAACGATCCGATGTTCGATGACTTCTTCAGCAACTTCAATCCTCGAGGCTCGAACCCCTTTGGTACTCCAGATAAAGAATTTATGCGTCCCGGTACTGACCCCGGGGATCTTTTAGGTGATGTAAAAGCCATAAACCAACTGCATAAAATGGGGCTTATAGATGATGAAGACTTGATGAAAGGGATAGGGGCGATTAATGACGAATTCAACAAGCTCCTCGATCAAGAAATTGATAACTTCTACAATGAGGATTTGAATAAGCCGGGCAAAGATTTAAGCAAGCTCGAGCAAGAGCTTATGAAGAAACATGGGGGCTCAGAGCTCCCAGACAAGCTGCTCAAAGATCTCAATGCTATCTCAGGTCTCAGTGAGGACCCAGACTTCGATCCTAATACGGATATTAATCCGCCCGACAGGGTAGATTCGAAGAGTTTCTTTTATGAGGAAGCACTTGACGACTTTAACAATAAAGGTCCTGCATACAGGGCATACCTTGATCGGAAAGAAGAAGCGAGGCTTGGCCAGGCAGGGAAACTGGGAGACGATTGGATCCCAAGTTGGGTCGAAGGAGTAGATGCAAACACACAATTTGAAATACAAGAAGCAGACAAGATATTCGATGACATCCTAAAACAACGAGGCCTTGATTGGGAATATGAGCTTAATTACTTAGACATGACACCCGAGCAGGAGTCCGTGTACGAGCAGGCAGAAAACCCTGACGAGGATGCCGAAATGATTCGTCGGCAAGAAGCAAGGAAGCACCGGACAGGACGTATGACTCGTGGTGGTAGCAGGGCACAAGCAGTAGACTTTGTTGAGGGGCTCAGAAGTCTGGGTAGTTCGGGAGGGTTCAAGCTTCCGAGTCTGAAGGATGTCGGCAAGGGAGTCCTGAAGGCTACCCCTGCCGGTCTTGCTTCTGCTGGAGCGGAGATCGGTGGGGGAATGATAGGTCGAGCATTGTCTCCTCATATCTTCCCTCCTCTGGGTATGGGAGAACCGTCTGTCTCGTACGGATTTTTGCCTGACTGGCTGTCGTGGATTGACCCGACTGCTGGGGAAACACAGGCACAACCTAACACCTATCAGGTGGACCGGTTCGGTAAGCCCCAGCCCGGTGAGGCTGGCTTCGATGACCAGATGGCTCTCGACCTCCTGATGCGGGCTATTCCCTCTGCTTTCGGGCGGCAGGAGTACCAGGGCCCAGAGCCTCCCATAAGGGAATCGTTGATTGATGTGGAGGCTGCGTTCGAGGAGCTTAAGAGGATGGAAGAAAAAGAGAAACTGAACTATGAGATCACACAGCTTCTGGGGATCTAGGAGGCCTGTAGAGAGCGTTTTGTGAATGCAGGTAGGGGTGTATTCAAGTAGCTGAAAGTAGCCTGAGAATGGATCCTGCGAGCCCTCACGACAAAGAATTCCCCACTATCAAAGTGGAGTGGACTGACAGCTGCGAACCGGCTGACAATGCTGAGATCGAAAAGCATGAGATCCCTGACTGCCAGCAGATTATTCAGGTGGGCTTTCTCATCCGGGAGACAGACTCCAGCATCTCAGTGGCTGGGGCTTGGAAGCCCGAGACTGACACATTTGATTATGTGATAACCATCCCACGATTTGCCATTAGCCAGATGGACAAGTTGACATGAGAGGTAAGTCATGGATCAGGAACACTGTCCTGTATGTCAGGAAAAAGAACTTCAACAACTGAGGCGAGACCTCGCTGAATGTAAGAAGCGTGGTCAAAGCAAAGACAAGAAGATCAAGTCCCTCGACAAGAAGGTCTTCATACTTACCTTGGTTGCCATAGCCATTGGCGCAGTGTTGGGTAAGGAGTTTCTTGACTCCCTAGTCGAGTGGATGGAATCAATCAAGAACTTCAGAGGTGGAATACAGGGACTTACCCTGAACCTGCCTGCACCCAGTGCCTTAGCTTTATTCGGTGCTGTTCTTCTCTTTCCAAGAAGGAAGAGAAAGTAAAGCCCGCCCTCTCTGTTAGGAGAAGACGGGGTTGGTTGAGCCAGGGAGTCGATCGAACGGCGAAGCATTTCGATCAGGCTCAGTTAAAAGGAGGGCCCCCACCAGAGCGACTCAGCTCTCCCTTCGGTATAAAACCATAAGGACTGTGGAGACCCCCCACCAGGATTCCTATTGCCATTGCTCCGGTTGAATGTCCAACGGGATCTGCTGCATCTGCAGTGTGATCCATCCGAGCACGCGGACTTCGTCGGCATCCAACAGTACCGGTTGCGGGGTACCCACACCCTCGTAACCAAGCGTTGACTGAATCCATTTAGCCATCTTTCGATAGGCTTTCTTGTCTGTATCAGGGTCAATCTTTGGAACCATTGGTCCCTCCTCTGATAGCCCCCCTCGCACCGGGAAGGATTGAGGGGGGCACTAGTGGGGAATCAGAGTAGTCAGCCGCTGAGGAGCGACTGGAGGTATTCGGTGCGGTAGGTCCGCTCGCCCCTCTGACTATACTTGCAGAGGACGGAACATACAACCGAGTGCTCACCGGAAAGCATGGACTCGATCTCGCCCATGTCGGCTCCGATGTCGCCGGGCTCACGCCCGAGCAGGGTCTTCATGTGGCCCTTGAGACGCTGCATCTCAATGCGGGCACGGGTCTGAGAACCCTCGTGGGTGATCTGGCTGGGATCCTGGGGGATGCTGATGGGTGCACCCTTCCACTCGAGAGGCTCTGCGTGGTCAGGATCTTCTACCAGTTGGTAGGTGAACTGGGTGATAGCAGCAGGGAACATGGCACCATCGCCAGCCTGCTTGAACTCGCCATCGGTGACTGAAACACCAATGACGTAGCAGTTGTGGGTGCCTGCGGCAGGCCACTCACCCAGCGACCCCAGGCCCTGATCGGCCGTGGCGTCTTCGAAAGACTTCTGCATATTGCTGAAAATTGCACGTGTCTGGTTCATACGATACTTCCTTACTTAGCTGAAAGATACTGCTCCACAAAGAACGACCACGAGTCGGTCTCTGGAAGCTGGATACGGTCTGGGAGATTGACACGACACTTGGTAATGCCTGCCAAACTCTCATCATTCACAGTGATGTAGTGCTCTTTGTACTTGACGGAACGAGGACGCTTGGGTCCAGGTGTGCCGTCCTTGTTGGTCTGCTGGACCATCTCAGTGCGAGCACCATGCTCACATTCAAAGGCAGCGACTAGTTCGAACAGCGGGAACAACCGCTTGTAGAAGTTGTCAGTGATTGTGAGTTCAGGTCGGATGACGTAGCGGTCATCACCAAGAGGGATCTTGGCGTTGACGATGTGGCATACGTAGAAGAATCCGTAGCCATGCTGTCTCAGTTCTGCAGGGAATCGAACCAGTTCTTCGTACACGTCATCCCATGCACGTCGGCCATCTAGTTCTTTCCACTCCTTCTTGCCCATCTTCTCAGTTACGTGTTGCTTGACGAGAGCAAGGGCAGGACCAAGACTGTCAACAACGATTGTCTGTGGACGAGGCTGATCTGCCTCTGCCATTTCAATCAGTTGCTTCTTCTTTTCAAGAACACTCTTCCAGTTCAACACGACGGGAGTAGACCCACCCGCAACCGGCGAACATGGACGCCCTTCCGAGTCCATGCCCGGCCAGATGCAGGCTTGGGGGTCTTTGTTGGTTGTACTTGAGAGGTCGGTATTGATGATGAATGCGTCGGGGTGTGACTGTATGAAACAGCTCTTACCAACTCCAGGCATTCCAACGAGTAGTCCAAACAACTTACCGGGTGGCGACACCATAGGTGTAGCATGAAACCCTAGGTTGCCATACTTCTGACTGATGGTTTTACCCACCGCTAATTCCTGTTCCATTGAAGCCTCCAGCTTTCACCCAGTCCTTCTGGGTCTCATTGTCAAATCCGTCTTCGTCTTGAACCATCTGCTCTGTTTGTGGTGGAGCAGTGTACTCAAGGTTGGGAACCATCGAGGTACGAACAACTAGTTCGTATTGAAGTTCCTTCAACCACCTACGCAGCATGTTGTCAGAGATGGAACACTTGAACGTTTCCCTGAACATATCGAAGAAGTCTTTGCTTGTTGCAAACGTTCTTGTTGCGGCAAGCATTTGAAACTTAGGCTCGATGATTTTCTCCATGATCTCTTCATGGAATTCGTTGAATGCCTTAGACATAACTACTCCTTAGAGGGACGAGGTGGTGGGTTCACACGAATCCCACCACCTCTACGCAGATAGATAGACTTCTACGTTGTCCCTGTCCTCCTGCTGGAACCCTTCTGTAGCAAGGATGGTCGGCCAATCCCCTACCTCTGTGAGATAGAATGGAGCAAATGGACTGAGCTTTCCGAACTGCTTCAGATGGTTTGCAGACATTGGGAAGTTTCCTGGTGTTCCTTCTCGATTCGCATATGAACGAATCAACTGCAGACGACCATGATAAGCCATTGTGTTTTGTTGGTCAAGGATGTTGACGCCAAACGTATGGGAAAAGTTGACGGGTGGGTCAGTTGCTCGAGCAGGCTTCTGATCTTCAAACTCACCAGTGCCAAGTATCCAACGCTTGCATCGCTCACGATAGTTCTCATAACGTGGTTCGCCTGAGTACACACGTCGCTGTTCGATCTGTCCCTTGCGAGGTCCACGCTTTAGTTCGTGGTTCACTATCTCGAAGTCACGATCGTTCATACCAAACTCAATGGTTGGCTTTTGGAATGCAATGTGAATCATCCCTGCTGCACGTACATCTTCTGGCAGGTCGTACTTCTCTTGTACTGCACCTGACTTGATGAGCCAGTTTAGTATGTGTATGTAGTGCTGCGTTTGAAACTCGATTGGACAGGTGCGAAGGCGATTGATTGTTGATCCTGTGCAAGTCTTTGCATCCACGATGAACAATGCGTTTTGTTTCTCGTGGTACAGGAGCAAGTCAAACTGTGCCAGCATCTTCCCATACTCGGGATGGTTGTACTCAGCAGTGATCTCTGAACCAAGGATCCTGAACCAGGGCTTGTTCAAGAAGTCAATGACTGATCCCTTGCTTGGCACTTGGAACTCCTGCATGGCTTCGAACCATGACAGTGCCATCAACATATCCTTCTCTTCTTGTTCGAGGATACGTTCTTTCTCTGCGCCAATGATGCCTTGTGATTTACAGGTTTCACTTAGGGTTTGTTGTGACTGCCTTAGCCACTGGGACATCTCTTCAAATGCCCCTGCCCTAGACGATTGGAATAGCTCGAGCCTGCGGTGGAACCAAGAACCTCTACTCAGAGCAGCAGACCACCTCAGTGCCGACACGATACCGAGGCGACGACTGAGGTAGTACTGGAACGGACAGGAGAGAACAGTCTCATAGTCCGATGATCTGATTGCAGGTTTCTTGGCTACCAAGCCCTGGGTTTCG